GGTATTAAGCGTCGTTGTTTGACGTGATAACTCGCTTCTGCTAATGGTGTTCCCGAATGGTGTCATGGTGTTCATCATATCCTTGACGTATTCGAAGTAAATGAACCCGCATAGCATTTCCTTAATCCCGTCCGAAATTAGCATGCGAAATAGGTACACATCCTCAGCGAAGGGATCAAACAAAAAAATGAAGTTAGGCGATTGTGGGACATATTGATTGTTCACCAAAGTCAAGTCTGAAATGAACTCATTATACAGCGTAATACCGAATAGTTCACGCAGGTATCTTGGTTCGTATTTGTCAATGTACGCCTGCAATTTGTTGACATCATAAATGCCCGTATGCAGTTCGTATTTGCCCGTAAAATCGCCTATACTTACTATCATCTTTTTTGCTTTATGTTTGCTATACCCTTACGAATAAAAATTTTCAGAAGTTCGCCTGTGACTTTCCATATTGTGCCCCTCGGCATTGTAGGATTGACCCCTGTAGCGATTGCTTCGTACTCTTTTTTGTCGTCGATTTCAACCTCAATAGAGAATTTATCTGCTGTTTTTTCCACGTGAACATCAATGCGCTCAGTGTCTAAATTTGCTGTAAAACCCTCCTCATTTTTGTTGATTTCTACGTCCACTTTTGGCGTATCGATTGTAACATTCACCTCCTTTACCTTCGGTTTGCGTCCTCGTTTTTTAATTTCTTGTGCCATTTGTGTGAGATTAAATTGTTAATTCAGATTAAAGTGCAGCGATTGCAGTGGTGAAGTCTCCAGTAACGAATGCTGTAACGTCGTTCTGCTTAACGAATGAACACAAACGTGCTTCTGCTAAGATTGATACCATGTTACGCGCGAAGTCATCACCCTCATAACCAACTTGGATGTTCACGCCCTCACGTACACGTACGTTGAACTTGGTGAAGTCACCAACTAAGAATGTATCTGAAGCAATGTTGGTAGATGAAATGATAATCAACCCACTTAATTGCATGTTTGGCGCCATTCCCAATGCGAAGTTAGGGTATGTGTATTCACCTTGTGTTGTTTTGCTCAACTCAATTCGAGCCACGTCATCAGGATGTAATACGATGTGAGTTGGTAAGAAGTTAGCCCCCTCAATTTGTGCCTTAGCCACGCGTAAAACGTCAATTACAGTAGGGTTAGTAACGTTACCCGCGAATACCCCTGCAGCCCATGGTGTTGCTTGGTTTAATACCCCGTCGATATTGTTACCGATACCTGTTCCGTTAAGCAATTGGTCATCCATGTTTTGCTCGATTGACATCATCAAGTCGTTGTTGATTTCCGCTTGAACGAATGAAAGATCGCTCAACATTTCTTTTGAAACCTTGATGAAACCTGCTACCTTTTTAACCGCTACTGAAACCTCAGTGTACTGAACTTGCCCATTCGCCTTGGTCCCTGCTTCGTTAATGAACCCTGTAGTTGACTGAGTGTCCTGTGCAATGTAAGTAACGAACTTGCTTGAAGTTGTACCCACGTTTGAGATTTCCATAATGCGTCGAATAGGTCGAGCAATGCGGTTAACTCCTGCTTCTAAAGTTGTTAAGGCGTATGTTCCTGTATAATCACCTGTGATGGTGGTATCAGTTTTCACGTCCATGTTAAACTTGTTCCCCTTCTCGAGTGAGTCAAGGATTTCAGCGTGCTTGGAAGCCACTTCCATACGGATCGCCTGTGATAAGTTCGCAGGTGCTTTCTCGTTTGATTTTTTCGCTGATTCCTTCACCGCTTCTAAGTTGGCTTCGAATTTAGCGATTGCGCTCTCGATTGAAGCGCTTTTTTCTTCCAGTGAATTCAATTTTCCTAATTCACTTTTGATGGCGTTGATGTCTTCAGTTGTCGCCATTCCTTTTGTTTTTTCTGCGAATAGTCCGTTCAATTTTTCGACTACTTGCTCAGGTGTTAAATTTTCCACGTTAAATTGTGTTAAAAATTATTCAGTTACTTGTTGGTGAACTGATTAACCACTTTGCCCCAATCAAAGTTGTTTGTTGGCTCCTGCTTTGCTGAGTATTCCTTTTGGAATGGCTCCGCTGTTGAGAGTAACATAAACTCATTATTGAGCCATTTTAAGTGCATCTCAAGTGCGTAACCCCTATCGTCTGAGTATTCACCTGACGTGAGTGATTTGATTACGTTCTCGATGCGCTTAGATACCTCTATGAGCCTTGCTTGTTTATCCTCGGCCGATTTGACTTCCACTACTGGAGTCATTTCATTAGCCCCGAATGTAACTGCTGACCCTTCGAATAACTTAACTTCGGTGATGTCGTAGTACCCGCCACCCTCGATTGACTTGTCATCTATCCATTTGATTTTGTCTTGCACATATTGGAAGCCGATTGAATGCTCACGTATGATACCCATTTTGTAGTCCTCGTACGCGTCATTCGCGAGTGATGAATTGCCTAATTGACCCACTGCAAATAATCCGTATTCATCTTCTTGCAGGGATAACCATTTGCCAATCGGTTGTTGCCAATCATGGTGACGAAGGAACGCTATCTTGCGATTGCTTGTTGAGTTCACCCCACGTTCCATGAGTGATTTGCTGAATGCACCTCTGCGGATCACGTCCCCGTCAGAGTCGATGTTGTCAAATTTTGACAGGTATACCGCTACTTGACGTTTCTCGGAATCGATTTCCTTGATAACGTCCATTGTTTTTGTGTTGTATAAATTGCCTTTCATAGTGTAAAGTTAAACATTTGTTGTGGAAGGTATTGCAACTTGTGTAATCATTTGTTGTGCTATACCTATGTCGTACCCGTAATAGTTCACCAATGTAGCAATGCCAACCTCCCTTGTGATTTGTCCTGCGCCCACCGCCTGATTAAGCGTGATGATACCGTCGAGTCCACCAATGGTACCGCGTAATTGCGTTTGTGCATTGATGAGCCCTTCCTGTTGCGCTTGAGCCCTGTTCACTTCTTCCAGTGTAATGCCGAACTCCTCCGCATATTGTTGCTTGGAGATCACCCCGTCCCGAAGTAAGATTGAATACGTTTCCACCTTTGTTTTGTCCGCTTGTTGACTGACTAATTCATCAGTTTGCATGATTGGTAAATGGTCGAATTCCGCTTTGAGATAGTACCCTTGCTCGTGTAACCCCCATTGTCGCATCATGGAGTCGTACATTGATTGCGTTTCGGGGATGATAGTGTCGGTGTATATCATGCGAATTGAGTCCTTGACATTTGAGAAGGTCGTACCCTCAACTGATGAGAATATATTTGCGTTTAAACCGAATGCATCAAACAAAGCCAATTTGTCTGCAGTCAGTTCCTCGAATAACATCAGGTCCTTGGTTGGATATGACATTGGAGTCCAATTAACTTTTGCCTCAGTGATGATTAATTCATCCTTTTGGCGCTTGTACCAATCCCGTTGAATTTGAGTTTTTTCCTCGGGTGTCATTGGAATGGTACCCGCCATGTCTGAGTTCTCAGCGCTAAGGATCCCGATTGCACCAATGTTTTCCAGTAAGACGTTGCGTTTATGATATTGAGCCCGTATGTTTGACAGGGGGTAGCGTAGTGTTTCAATTCGGCTAACAGGCTTGATGATATTCATACCGTCATCGGTGGTAAAATATAGCATATCCTCCCATATAATATCCTCCAAATCGCCCGTATCGTACTTGAAAGTAAACTTGTCTACCATGTCCTCAGCATCCATTTGCTTGAGTTTTTTACCGCTTAGATTCATGCGAACTTTATCCGCAGGCAATGGTACGATTAGGTTACGAATGCCGCCAATTCTCGCAGGGGCATAGGCGAAGGCGTTGTTGTATAGCCCGTCTTGCACGCTGATTGAGTAAACAATATCTGCCCACGATTGAATTGCATTAGGCTTGTCAATCAAGTCGAGTAACCAATGCTTCTCTACCTTATTTCCTTGCGCGTCGTAAAGGCATGGATGGTTGCTTGACATCATTTGTGCCCGCTTATCAATGACCGCTCTCAGTTCGGGTATTTCGATGTAGAGTCGCCATGCGTCATTGACGTCTACCCATACCGCTTCCTTCTTGCCCCATATTTGTGATTGTTGAACAGGGAATAAGGTTCTCATTTCATCGATATACCTCCCCATCGGATTGAAGTTGACGCCAAAAAATGACTGCCAAAAGTTTATTAAATCCATGTGCGTTGTTGTTTCATATTGTAAAGTTAAAGATTTTTGAATAATGATTGCAGAAAAATTGATAGCCCCGCCATGCAATCAGGTGCATCATCGTGTTTGTTCTTACCCTCCTTAGAGAATGAGAGTACGTTTTGAACGAACTGAATGACCTGCGGGTTGTTCTCTCTGCGCACAAAAGTCATGCGCTGTTGGATGAATACCGACTGCATTATGATACGCGTCATCTTGTTTACTTGATTTGCCACTTGCAGTACCTTGCAGTCAGTTAGCCCCTGCAGTTGACGTGCAAACATAGCCCCCATTGAGTTGGACTCTACCCTGCAGTATTTGACCTTCCATTTGTTGAGAAGTCCAGCGCATAAAGGCAGGGTAATGTCAGTGTTATCCTTTGTGTACACGTGGTCCACAATGAACAACTCATTTGCCACCATAACCGCCACCGCCATGGCTGTATAATCAGCGCCTTGGTCCGCAACATCTATGTAAGCGATTGCCCCGTCCACTTGCCTGTCTTTGATTAGGGCTTCGAAGTCCGCTTCCTCGATATACTTGAGTTCCCCGAATAAACGCCCCTTTATATCCACAGGCTCCTGCATGTATTCCGCTTGCCATATTTCAGGGCTTGTGCGCTTGCGCTTCTCCATGAATTCATCGGTTGTCATAACTGCCTCGCAAAATGATTCGCCCTCCTCATTTAGCGCGGGGATCACAATTGACTTTTGGTATACGCCTTCCCCCATGTTGCGCCCTATGACGTCGTTTAATGACCAACGGGTCCCGATGTCTATGCGTGCGCATCCAGTCTCGAAACGTGAGTCGTGAGTGGATTGTTTCCATTGATGAATACGGTCGTTCACAGTGTCGCTAAGCGCGTCCTCGATACCTCGATAAAGGTCATCGGTGATTGCTACCTTGGTGGCTCCGAAGCCGATGATAGTACCTCCTACCCCCGCCCCGAAGTAACCCACCTGCCTTGATGAGTTGGTGTTCCACCCCTGTAAATTTTTCTTGTCATCTGACAGGCGTACCGAAGGGAATACCTGTTTGTATTTTGTTGACTGAATGACCGCCCTCACGTCGTATGAGAACTTGACGTATAGTGTTGCGGTACAGGTGTTACGCATGATTGACTCAGTGGGGTTGCGACCTAATACCCACGCGCAAAAAAGGGATGTTATGTATGACTTTCCTGCTCGTGGTGGCATTGATACGGATAATGATTTGACTGTTCCCTCCTCGATTTCCTGCATGGCATCCGCGACTTGCTTTAGGAATGGTCGTGCCTTGAAGAATTCCTCATCCATGTATAGACAAAAGTGCCATAGGGATCGCCTTGAAAGTTCCATTCTCAGCAACCCTACTAAATGTTCCTTCTCCTTGGCTGTAACCTTCCTTGACATGCTAATCGTTAAGCAATTGCATCAGTTCATCCGTTGATATACCGCTGAAGTCAGGCTGCTTGATTGTGGTTTCTACCTCCTGCTTCTCCACGTACCCGCGTCGCTTCCCTTTTGTTTTGAGAAAAAATATGATTGCGGCTGTGTTCCCTCCGAGTATTTCCTCATGCAGTTTCGACTCTGCTAAGTCCAGTGCCATTCCCTCGATTGAATCGATTTCGTGCCTGTAGGCTTCATCATCGCGCATCCACCTGTAATGAGTGTCGCGAGATATCCCCACGTTGCGACACGCTGTTGTGACAATTCCCAATGATTTTTCCATTGCTTGAATCATCGCTTTTTTTTGTATGTCGGTTTGTGTCTTATTGCCCATATCCTGAATGTTTGTTAAATAATGCTTCTCAGCGCATATCTGCTACAAAGTTAATGTTATCCTTGTTATGTTGTATGTGAGTTGCTTAGAATTGAGATTAGGTGTGTTCTCGGTTATTTATTCCCCTTGAAGTTATCTAACAGGTAAAACGATTGATTTGGTATGCGAGCATAGTCATCATTGTAGTCAATAGGTAGGAGTGCCTCTGCTTTGCTTTTGACCACTATTGCGTGTTTGAGCCCATATTCCGCGATTAGTTGGTCATGCCTCCCCCCCATTGATGCAGTCAGTACCAAATTTGGAGGAATGGATGATATGCGTCTGACCCAATAATTCAGGCTTTTTGTGTATGCCCACATTTCTACATTCGGGTTCTCCCTTGCGATTTCAATCCACATGTCGAAGTATGCTTGGCTGAAGAAGTCCCCCGAAGCATGAATGCGGATCGCTTTGCACCCTTTCGGTATGATTGGTTTGTTCCCGTTTTTGACCCATTCAAAATTAGCCCATCGGTGTTCCCTAACTGCAGGGAATCGCTCAGGATTGGCTGCATAACATCGATATGCGTTTGACTTGTTTTCGAACTTGCCTGTCTCGCGATTGACCTTGACTAAGCACTCAAGTGCGAAGGGGCATGTGTGTCCTGTTGGCAGGTTCCATTCGTATACCGTACCTGTGTAGTATTTTGTGTTTTTAACGAACTTCATAATTGTTGATTAAATTGGTTATTAACTCCAGTGCTTTTGTTGAATTAGCGACCTCAATGTTGGGTGCTATGTTGTTTATCCTTGATTGCATACGTCTAATTGCCTCATCTGATTGATTTGAGCCCCTCTTGAGCCTTCCTTCCCGCCCGTCGTCAGTTATTTTGATGACATACGGAGGGTATTGAACGTGATTGACCACTCGACCATTGGTGAAGCGATCACCCTCGAGAAGTATTATGTTGATTTTGTTGAGTTCCATGAACAAATCATAATCTGACATGATTGACATGCTCAATTTGTCGCTCCCTTCGAACATGGAATTGTCATATTTACCTGCTACGATGACCTCACCATTGGTGTGATAGCGTATTTTGCCTATTTTTTTCTTTGCGGTGCAGTTGTATCGTTGTATCAGTTGCTTGAATACCCACGTTTTCCCGCTTCCTTGCACTCCGATGAGTAGAATGACCCTTACCATAGTTCTTTGAGTAGTTTGTGATTATATGTTTCCTTCCTAAATTCCCATAATGGTGTCCAATCAACGCCATGTGGGATTGATTTTTGCATTTTGGCGATTTCAATGCCCGCCCTGTCGATGTAAAAGCCAATATATCGCTTGCCTAAACGGTGTTTTTTGTATGCGCATAGGGTTGTTTCCACGTTCCAAATTGATTTGTGTTCAATTTCCAGTGTTTGTACGATTTCCATAATTTCGAGAAAATGTGATTGCAGCAGGGCTAATTGGTCCTTGGTCAATACCTTGTCCTGTCGATGTGTGTTCAGGTCCGCGCGATTGTACGCGTATGCAACCCCATTCCTGCATGACTCGGCTTCCGATAAGTCAAGTGTTGTGGGTATCATCGGAAGGTCAGTGAGTACGTTGAGCATCTCAAGGTAAATAAACAGGGTAAACCTGCCGAATGTGAATATGTTTGAAGCGTGTTTATAAACGTTCTCATAATTGGCATCCATTGTGCTTTGACATAATCCGCTGAAGAATTGGTGTTGTGTTCCAGTCCCTATCAACTTCCTGTAACTGATGAATGCATCTACGAACTGATTTGATGACTTTACCCGAAGCCTATCGGTTTGAAAAATAAGTAGATCACGTTTGTTGTTCCACCACTTTTGAAGCCTGTTGACATCCACGTTCTCAAAGTCAGGGAATTCATTGTAAATGTAGTAGGTTGTTGTTGGTGAGTAAGTGCAGGCATACAGGAATGCAAGCCAATATCGTTGCTCAATGTTCAACTCAAAGCGATTGCTGATGTACCTTAGCGTATCATTAGCAGGGTCAATATCCCTGCATTTTGATGATGACATGTGATAGTGAAGATATTGTTTCAAGTAATTATCCATACGTCGTGTAGTTCTCCTGATTCATTTGTTGTTTGACCTATGTTTTTGAAGCCCATTTTCGCCCAAAAAACTGCATTTTCATTGGTGATTTTGGATTTGCACATGAGAGGGGCTTTTAACCGCCTGCATCGTTTGATTAGGTAATTGACAATAAATGCTCCTATGCCCTTCTTCCTGTGTTCCTTGTGAACTACGATGTCTGATAGTACATAGCACTTGTGTTTCTTGCTAAAAAAGTAGAAACATACTGCCATTTCGGGTACGATGATGAAGCGCTCAGTACCCTTCCCCTCGATATGTTTTTCCCATACCGAATACGGATTGAATTGCCCCACTTCCGCACGCGCTTGCGCGTATAGGCGGGTAATGAACTTTTTGTCTTCCAGTGTTGCAGCCCTAATCAAATATTCCATGTGTGTAATTGATTGATTGTCAGTGGCTCGGGGTTGACATCCCCTAATGCACGTAAAAATATGTCTTTGGTTGAGGCGATGAATACCGAGTCATTGATGTGAGTATGGTACATTGGTCGCATGCCATTGGTGAATGCATGTAACTTCCCCCCCTGCAGAAGTATGCCTGAAAAACTTCCCTTGTCTGAAATGAATTTGACCATTTCCTCAGGATCACCCTCAGACACTCTGAGTACGATTTCCCCGTCATTTTCGGTCATCATTTGAATGTTGTAGTGCGCTTCCATTTCTTGCTTGGTGCGCATATCTATCACCCCGTTGAATGCTAATGACAGGTCGTTAATATGAATTGGTTGATTGTTGGAATGGTCCCTGAAGTCACCCGAAGTGGAGTAGCGATTATGAAAAATTAGGGTATTTGACTCGGGTATTTTGATGTTTTTGAATTCGTTTTGAAAGTACTTTTTTGTATGAATTTCCCCATTTTCGTACCATGAAAAGCCGAATGAATGAAGCCCTCGAATGCGTGATTGACGAACCAATTTGAACACTCTAAAAGCGTCATTTTCGTCTCTTTTTTTGCTATGATAACCTATAATTCCACACATGATGTTATGATTTTTACCCCTTTCGCATTGTTGGCTCACATTGCGTTTTGACGATTGCAATTTTTTTGACCCGTTATGCCATAGAGTGTGTAAAGTCGCTTAGAAGTGAAAAAAAGTGCCTTAAAATTGATTTTGAGTTTTTGCATTTTTCACTGATTTTTGACCTCATTTTTGTCTTGAATTTCATCGTATTTGAAGGCTTTTAACGGGTAAAAAACGAATGAATTACGATACCCATTAAGTGCAGTCGGTACAATTGGAGTGACCCCATGAAGCGACTTCCACGCGGGGTAAACGACCATGCTATAATCCCCCGAAAAAAATACCGCGTCATAATCGGGTACGCTTAGATCACCCCCGTATGCATTTTCCTTTTTTGAGAGAATGACGTTAAGGCATGGGTGCAGATTTGCAGTGTCGATATGATATGCGGCTGCTATGTTGTAATTTGAAATTGATGATGTGAAGCCCTTTGAGAAGCGCCATTGTTCAGGCACGTTGTCTGCGATTGTCTTGATTTGCAGTTCGTAAAGTTCGGGTGTGAGTTGTTTGATTAAATTCTCAGATTCGATTGCAGCCAATAACATTGATTTGACAAACATGTCCGCTGATTTCACCGAATGAACACTACTACGTGTTGGATAAGGTCGTCTCATGTGTGGTTTGGGTGGTACTGAGCCAATGATTGTTGAGTATTGCTCGACTCCTTTACCGCCCTCCCTACGTGCGTTCAAAGCGCTACTACGCGTCATGACTGATTTTGGCACCCGTTTAGATCTAAATTCCATGTTTGCTATGTCTAGGAATTTGCCTAATTTGTCAGAGTGCGTTCTCACGTCTCGAATGTAGAAGCCTATTGCCCTCCCGTTCTCCATGAGAATGACATCCTCAGTGATATTTGGTCGAATATCGGTGCATGTGTCCCCCACTTTTTTGTTGTGCTGAACCTTGACTAATTCTATTCGCTTCATTTGAGTATGTCTTGAAGATATTGTATGAATTCACCCCCGATATAAATGTCGGCTTCCCTGCATTGCTTCTCCAGTCCTTTTGCCTCCTCGTATTTTGAGCCTACCTCGATTTGAATGGCTTTTTTGACTCCTTGGTAAAACTCCTCCACCCCTGCTAAGACGTCATCGTAGTCATCCATGGCTGTGTAGTCAATACTTTCCTTGCCTAACCATTGTTCCACCATTAGCATGTCCCACCCGAATTCCAGTGAGTCCATGTCCCAATCCCCATAGGATAAATTGTCCTTGATGATAAGTTCCTTGGCGCGTTCCTCTGACAATTCAATACGATTGACATAGATTGTCTCTAAGCCAATATCTCTGCATGCTTGGAACCTCATGTTGCCGCATAATATACGATTGCTCATATCGACTATAATTGGTCTTATTTTGAGCATCTCGGGGAAGTCCCGTAATGATTGTTTTAGATATTCGAATTTACGTGCTGAAATGGTCCTTGGGTTATGCTCGTGTGGTATGAGCAGGTTGATGTTAATTGATTCCATGTCCGAGTGATTTTTGCATTGATTGAATTAAAAGTGTTCCTATGTTGTGTCCCTGTGTTTTTGCACGCTTGACCAACTCCAGTGCATGCGTGTAATCGCCAATTTCGAATTCAAGTTGCAGGATAACAGGCTTGTGAACCTCGACTGCTGACCCCTTCGGATGATTGTCATCTTCGGGTATGTCAGTTTCTTCCTCGGGTTGAAATTTGGTGTACTCCTCCTGTTCCCATACGTCTAAGCCCCAATGGGTTAAATTTGATTGCTGATATTCGTTTGCGAGCATGTCCCAATCCCAATCACCATAATTTGCGTTGTCCTTGATTATGAATTCATCCTTCTGCGCTTCCGTAAGGTTCTCAGCGCGAATTATGTAAACTTCCTTGAAGCCCGCTTCTACGATTGCCTTAAAACGCATATTCCCCCCTAAAATGACCATGTTCTCGTCCACCACTATTGGTCTGACTTCTAACATTTCAGGGAATTCTTTAACTGACCTTACAAGTTGTTGAAATTTGTTGGGCTTAATTGTTCTCGGGTTCTTTGGGTTCGGCTTGATTGTTTTGATTGATACTAATTCCATTTTGCTTGTTTTGATATATGTAATCGCACATTGCGTATGCTTGTGCTATGTTCCTTGCTGTGCCTTCGTTCAGTACGTATGGAATACACCTGTCGATGAATTCCTGCTCACTTTCATTTTGATTTGGTGTTGGCATTAAAAAAATGATGATATGATTATGTAAATTCCATAAAGAATACCAATGGTGGTAACCCGCAGGATTGAACTGCCCATGAATTGCGGATCCATAAGCCACTTTTGTATTGTGGCGACTTGGATAAACGGAATGAAGATTGTAATCACTCTATCCAGCATGTACAGGATAAACAGGAATGGTGCTATTCCAATTCCCGTAGCGATCATAATAATTTCTTTGGTTGTGTATTTGCGTTTCATTGCTTTGATTGATTAATGATAATTTTGCCATTCGCATGTGACTCAACATCCACCCTGTTGTAGATCAGGAATTTGGAGAATGTTTCTATGCTTCGGTTTGCGATTTCAGATTTGTAGTAGATGATTGCTTTTGATTGACCCCACGCGTCATTAAAAGCCAGTGCATGACGATTCACCCCTAGGACATCTGCTAGTTTGTATATCATTCGTTGCGTTGGATAACCATTGTCGTATTCCCTTGTCATCTATGCAAAGATTGTAAAAAATTTAATACGTTGTACGTGTATACAAAAAAAGGGACATTTCTGCCCCTTTGTTGTTAAAACCGCGATAAGTATTTGCCTATTTTTTCCAATGTGCCCGAATGTAGCCCTTTGCTTGCATCGCCTGAATGCAGGTATAACCAAAGTTGATTTTGGTGTACCCCTGCCTCCTTGCTAAATGCGTTGAGCGTCATGCTATATCGTTCCATGTGGTCGATTATTTTCTCCCTCACGATTTGATTGATATTTGCTAATTCTGATTTGGTCATGATTAAAAAGGTAAATCGTCATCAACACTATCGCCACTTGGCGCCCGTTCGGGCTGAACCTGTTGCTCAGGTACATAAGGCTCCGAGATAGCAACTGAAAAGTATTTCATACCCTTTGCCGACTCTTTAAGCCATAATGCCACCTCAAAGTCCTTACCCTCTACGTTAATTTTACCCTTGTAATCGGGGTGAGTTTCCTTCTGCTTTTTGTCATTCTTGAAGATCGCTCCGCTGTTGTTTTTTGTTTCCATTTGTACTTATTTGTTATTGATTAAAAAAATTACGATTAAACTGCCTACCATATAGCCGATTGACAAAGCCAGTGCCATGTGAAGTCTCTCCTCCCATGTTTTTGACTCCACCATATATCCTGCGAATGGAAGGCTGATGAATGGTCCTATGCCCGCGAAAAATAACATGCCGATTGCGTTTTTCTCAGATACGTAATTGATGTAAAACGTTGAGCATATTTCTATCGTGAAGGCGCTAAGCCCAATGATTAAATACTTGTTCATATTCCTAGGGGTATTGCATCAAAGTGTTTTTCGAAGTTCAGTTGATGTTCTAATTCAGGCATCATCATATCGCTGTATTCGTTGAGCCCGCGTTCTATCCATTGCATGAACTTCTCTTGTCTGCGTTTTTGAGCGATTTCCTTCCGAGCATCCTCATTTGACACGTAAATGTAAATGGTGTACCATGATGTTTTGACTTGGAATTGCCCGCCCTCGAATAAAAGCCCCTCGTCTGCTAACTGCGATATGGTTGCTGTTAGTGATTGATGACTCATGCCGAGTGTTTCACGCATGTCGTAAATTGACGTTCCATGAATTCCTGCGTCTTGAATGTGCTTCAGCACCCTCACTAAATTCGATTTGATTGCGCCTGTGCGTATTTGCTCAAGCCATGTCTCTACTTTTGCTTTCATAATTTGCTGATTTTATACATGATTTCACTTAATTGTTCAGGTGATGTTCGGGCATGGATTTCGTTTCCAGTATTGACTGTCGTAAAAAATTGTGTAACAAAGTCGTAGATCATCCATTTGCCCTTGCTATCAAAGCACGCCACTTCACAGGTTGTGTCTCCATTATCTGAATATGACCCGTTGCCATAGTATACTGATACTAAATACCCATTCGCGAAATTAATCGAGAATGCGTCATCGCTTGATAAAAATGCTTGTCCTTTCATATTTGATTTTTTAATTGTTTTCTAAATGCGTCATAAAGCCCTCTCGCGTCCTCTACGCGCTTTTTAACCTCCTCGATGATAGTTTCATTGCGTTCGATACGAAACGTCTTTATACGCTTGCTTTCGGGTATATCATCGAATACTAATTGTTGCCTTGCCAATTTCTCCCCGATTTCCAACATTTCATCAAGCGACTTGCCGATGTATTTTGGAAGGGGATGCAGATTGTAGGCAATCTTTTCGGCTTCCTTGTACACCATGTGTTCAGGTGCAGACGTCAACGTGTAAATTAAAAACGAATGCGTGTACCCGCTAAGCCACATGTATGTTTGAAGTTGGTATTCGTATGTTTTGTTTGGTACCTCAGTTTCAAACCATGGGAATGTGGTCCCGTCCCATGAATTCTTGACGTCGATTAAATATCCGTTGTCGAGTACATCAGGTTCGCCAATCACCCATGAATTGACCAATCGTTTTTTAGGCTTATCAAGATCCATTTCCCAACCCGTTACGCGTTTCACCATTTCCAGTGATGCTGCTTCGTTGATTATGCCCTTCTCAATGTGCTTGGAAGTTACGAATTTGTCAATACCGAATTCATTGAACAATACCGCGTCCTTGATTGCCTGCATGGCTGTCGCCCCCCATTCTTCCTTGCCCCTGCCACGTGTCATGAGCGCCCCAACTTGAGACGCTCTGACCAACCAATTATGCCCTGTCATATCGAGTCGATTGTTTCGATTTGACTTGATGTTAACGCAAATTTTGCTTTGGCATCGCTTGCGTTCATGGTTCCTGCGTTAATAGCCCCGCATAACCTAACGAATTCACTGTCATTTAATCCGCGCTTTGCAGGCTTTGAAACCTGTTCGCCTGATGCGTCAGTGTCCTTGTCGCTCACGATACCCAAAATTGATGAGATGGAGTACCTGCGAAGGTAACTTATGGCGCTCCCTAAAACTTGGAAGTCATTCATGCCTTTGAGCATAACGCCTTGAGGAATTGTAATTGAACTTTCGATTGTTTCACCAGTGTCAATGTGAAATACGATTGTCTTGACTTTGTCATCCTCAAGGGGCTGTGAAAAGCCTAATCGCCACTTGGCTAAAAGCGGATTGATAATATTGAGAATTGTTGGAAGGTCAGCATAGGTATAACCGTAGCCCTTCGTTTGTTGCAGTATGACAGGACACTCCTGTTGGAAGCCTGCAATTGCTTGTTTGATGTTTGTTGAACTCTTTGACTCGATAAATGGCACTGCCACCTCTTGCATAGGGTCATGTTCAAGTACCCTTTCGACTTGTTGTTTAGTCCTGCTCATTTTGGTTAATTAAGTGATTTGTAATTATTGTAAATTTAATCAATTTTTTGATATAATCTACATTTTGCCTTGTATTTAGTGTAGATTTCTAGCAATTCATCGCGATTAAATTTGCGTGTTATGTTGGCTTCGGCATCGAGCCTGTCTAATTCGTTGGTTCCTATGCGCTGTATTATTCTTTTCCTGTATTCTAACAGGTTCCCATGTAAGTCACGATTGCAACGTACGCATTGACCATGAACATTTGACTCATCGAAGCGAAGCCCCCAATGATTGTTTGCATTGTAAAAATGACCCGCGTCAAATTTTTTACCCTGCAGTGATACCCCACATGATATGCACCCGCGTTTGTCATCCCTCAGACGTATATATTGGTTGAAGATCGCTTGCGTTTTTTTAACCCACTGCTGAATTGTCATCAAATCATTTTTCATGGATTGCAGGCGCTTGCGTTGATTTTTGGCTTCTATATCTTTGATTTTACGCAATATCTGCATTGCCTCTGATGCTTTGCATTCTAGGTCCCAACATACTCTCTCTAAAGTGTTAAAACGTGGTTCAAATTTGTTTTTGCATATCTTACAGCGCTTCATAAGTTGACTTTTGCCAACAAAGATGTGTTTAATTTGCGTAATTCGCGAATTTCTACCTCCAATTTGATGTTGGCAACTTGCACCGAGGATAATGTTCTTTCCAGTATACCCCATTCCTCCCTTGCAATGCGGATAAATTCGGATGCCTCAAGTGCCATGCGCTCCGCATCCTTCATTGAAGTAATAAGATCGCTTCGGTGCGGGTGTTTCTCCTCGATTTCCTCCCTGCTGACTTTAATCTTGGTGAATAAGAAGTCAGTTTGCATCAAAATTTTGAGTATGTATAGTTCCCTGTCCATTAGAATTGAAATTTATTTGTTGTTTGTGGCTTTGGTCTAAAGGGTTGC